TCTACTCTAAATGTTGCCAATATTGCGACAGTTAACGCATTGGTATCTAATGGAGAAGTATCGGCAAGCAGCTTTACAACTGCTGGCAGTGCCAACATCGGTAATTCGGTTGGTGTGGGTATCGCACCGAGCGGAGTTGCTGGTGAACTCAGAGCTACTGGTCAGATTCAAGCATTCGCAACATCGGACGTAGCGTTTAAGGAAAACATTGTTGATATTTCAAATGCTCTATCGGCAGTTACATATATCGGTGGTAAAACGTTTGATTGGACAGACGATTATATCAGAGAACACGGTGGCGAAGATGGATTCTTCGTGGTCAAGCGTGACTTTGGTGTTATCGCTCAAGATGTTCAAGCGGTATTCCCGTTGGCTACTCGCACAAGAATCGATGGATCACTGGCTGTAGACTATGAGAAACTATCGGCACTTGCTTTTGCTGCTATCAAGGATCAAAATGAAGTAATCGCTGAATTGATTACGAGAATTGAAAAGCTTGAATCAAAAGAGTAAAAATCATACAATGTTATGATACTAAAAAGGGTGCTTAATGCACCCTTTTTTAATCAAAAAATTTTTCTAATGATCGTATCTTAGACTTTATCTCACGATATTGTAATGTTGACTTTAATCCTGGATGCAATGGGCGAGGAATAATTCCACGGTTGACCCACGTGTAGCCAAAATGTTCATGATTTAGTTTTGGCACAAACTCAGAAGATATTGCCGCAAAGAATGTATGATAAGTAAAATTATTATTTGTATTGGTGAATCGTTCTAATGGAGTTAATTGCAAAAAATCCGGCCAAAATCCTATCTCCTCACGACATTCTCGCATCAATGATTCAAGTAATGACTCATTGTTCTCCTGTTTGCCACCCGGCAAAGACCACATTCCACGATGTTTTTCGTCGTTCCGCATCAGATATAGATATCTATTAGTATCTACTGAGTAGAACAATACACCAACCGCTTCTATTCGCCTGTCCACATTACAAAATCAGTCGCCAATCACCACCAGCATACACATTCTGTACAGAACGCACCCATTCATCATACATTCCACCACCCCATTTATATTGAACCTCGTCGGTGATATTGGCAACGTATTCAATGTCATCGTGGCTATCAGCGGCAGAAAACGCCACAAACCATTTATTACCATCATATTCAATAATGTCATTCTTCTCGGCAATCAATGGAGTATTATCAGCACCCAACCATCCCACCGCATAGCCCCGATCACTGCCAGTAGCATTCGTGATTAAGTATCGTTGACCAATACCACGATTGGGCAATCCCATACCCGGACCCACTTTTTGAGGATCAATCACGGCATCTACTGGTGGTAATGTATTACCTGGTAAAGTAGATGGATCAATCGTGAATAACAAGAATCTATTATCAAATGGATCATATGATATGGTACCAATAATCTCATTTCCATCTTGTTGTGTCAAGCTCATTAAGCTAATACCCGGACGAATACAATCTTGAGTACTTGGAGTAGTTTTTATTGTACCATACATTTGAACAATGGATGGCCAAAATAGATCACTGTCGGGTGGTTCTGGTGGCTCAAAGCTAAATTCAGATGGTTGTACTACTTGATTCTGCCGTAAGGCTTGCACTCTGTTGCCAGTTAGCAATACTTTATAAGCATACGGCGTAATGGTCGCTCTTGTTCCCGTTAATAAATCACCGTTGCCAATGGCGTTAATCATATCTGCCTCAGAATCAAAAACAGAAGCAATGATTTTCTCAACCACGCCATATTTCTTCACTTTAAGCGGACTTGAAATCCAAATTGGAATATCAAATTCAAACGTGTTGATGTCAATAGGGTCTTCTGTTCCCACTGGTATAGTCTTTGATGACCATGTTGTTTTAATCAATTCAATAATAGTGAGCGTTGACCAATCAAACCAATTGCTCGTTGCTTGAATTTCCAAACTGGGATTAAATAGCACAGCTAACTGTTCAAAAATTTGCATCTTTTGATTAGTATTGCTGGTCCATATATCTACATTGATAGTCATCTTGTATGGAACTGGCATCAATCGCTCTACGGTAAAGGCATTGCCTTCTAATGTGGTCCATTCTCCGGTTTGTTCACAATATGTTCGTTGTCGGATATCTGAACGACCAACGTATGTTGGATTCTGAATTCTTGGCCTATCATAATCCATTCCAGCGATGTAGAACGTGATAAGCGGCACTGATGGCATACTTGATGCGGAATTGTTTTGGAGAATGGTTTGAGCTTGCCTTGATGCGTCTCCATATTTTACAGGTACGCGATATAAATCTCTTTCTCCCTCGGTGTCCCTCGAAAATTCAACAAAAAAGTGTGAAAATACTCTGGTTACTTGCAATAAGTAACGCCGAATCTGAGAATTATAAAAAAATTGTGACATAATATAACCTTTTAATGATGTTACAGTATTTAGCTACAAAGTACTTGACTTATGGCAAAATAAGCAGTATGATCATAATCAGAGGTAAAATAATGAATGGTTTAATAATATTCGCAATATCGTCGGTGATTGGAGCAGTTTGGATTTATATCAAAGGAAGCAATCTTACCAGTTGCGGACAAGATTGCAATCAAGGTAGAAACTGCAACGAGAAATGTAAGTAGGATTATCCGCTTGGTCAATCGTCCGGTTGGGGGTCTAGGTCCGGTGGTGGTGGTACCCAAAATTGTCCTTTTTGTCCCGGTTGTGTAATCGGTCTTGGATTCGGCACCTTATCACCGCCATCGTTGCCATTTTGTGCAAGTGGCATCAATGCATCGCTGAGGGATTGCCTGCTCGGTATCCATCCTTGAGTTGCAGTATTAACGGTATAGGTGTTATTTACAAAACTACTGCGTTGAGTGTTATCCAAACCAGGAATCTGGTATAGATCAGTTCTCACATCATCTGATATATGTATCCAAATGTTCCCGTCATATCTGAAAAGCCTTGAAGGGTAGTAATCCAACCGCAAACAGTATTGTCCTTTAGTGGCTCCTAGAGGGAACGATACGCCCGGTGTCACTGGTAACCCATTTGGGGCAGTCCCGTCTCCGGTCAAATAGCCAGAGTATGGTTTGGTGGTATTTGGTGTCACTTGCTCCATATCAGGATTGCCACTCCGAGGTGGTGCGGGTTGATTGTCGTCGTAGGTTGGTATAATATAAAATTTAGTCGCATCAAACCCACTCAACGGAACCTCAATATGAGCCTGAGCCAATATAGCCTCGTTGATTGCAAGGTCTTTGTTATATGTGCTGATAACATCGGCAATTGTAGTTGGGTCTTCAATCCACTCCCAATATGCAGGATTAGTTATATCTTCGTTTGGTGGGACATTCTGTTTAGCTCTGTAAAATTTACCACAATCATTAACAATCGTTCCTGCTGGATAAAAATTACCCGGATCCCATATATTATCGGGTTCAAAGGGTTTATTCAATATGCTTTTATATTCTTGAGCATTGACCAATGGTGTTGCTTTAATTCTCCAAAGATGTGGCAACCAAGTCTGACTGAATCCTTCTGCACCCCATGCTGCTTCTTGAATGACATAATATCTTGGTAATGATTTGGAAATGCTGGTATCTAATGGGTTATAATCGCGTAGATTCGGAAATTCAAGGCAATCTCCAGCCATCAATTTTCTACCAAATATGTCCATCATGTCCGAGTACAAAGTTGATAAGAACAAAGTATCATTATTCAAAAACAACCCGAATTGAGTTAAGTCAAAATCAATATCTCTTTCAAGATATGCCATACGAAGAATGTAAATATTTGATTCGTAGTTTCTATCTCTGTTCTCAAGCAGTAATAAATCCTCAATGAATAGCGGACTTTCGTTATTATATACAGGGATAGTTACGTCTGGGGTGCCTTCGTTGCCTACTTGTGGACCCAAGTACTTATGACAATAGACATCCAAACCTCCAACTTGATACATTTGCCTTATATTTCTGTCGAAATATCTAAAATCATTGGTCTTTGTTGGTCGATATGCACTTAATCTTGGCACGAAGTTACTCCTTGGTTATGGAGTATTTATGCAATCTTCGCCGAGAAAAACGCTTGACATCACCAAAATTTTCTGTATAATACACATCTTCTTCACCACAACAGAGAAAAAACATGGCCACACGATCTACTATCGCAATTGAAAACAATGATGGAACTGTATCTCAAGTTTACTGTCATTGGGATGGGTATCTTGAAGGCGTTGGTAAAACTCTCCTTGAACACTACAATACTCGTGAAGCAGTAGAAAAGCTGCTTGCAGGTGGATCAATTAGCTCATTAGGCGAATATGTATCCGATGATGAAAAGTCATTTAATAAAAAGCACGATGATGAAGATGATTACACCGTGTATTACACTTATCGTGGCGAAGTCATTGTGATTGAAGAATTTGAATCGCTGAGTGATTATGAGGAAAATCACCAATACGAAGAATTTGAGTATATCTTCACTCAAGATAATGTGTGGTCAGTATTCTTTAATGGTGATTGGCATGATCTTGAGCTTGAATTGAGTGAAAAGAAATGAAGATGACTAGGTTGAAATTATCTAAAAAAAGTTTATTCAATCTACTTTGTTGTTGGGAAACTGACGAAGTCGCAGCAAGGAAGATAGCAGTCTTCCTTGAAGAATTCGGCCCATCCAATTCGCCGGTAGTCAAAGAGTTTTTTTCTTGGGTTAAGGATGAATTGCATGGCCTTATGATTTATGAACTATTGCCAGACAATCAAGCCGAAGAATTATATAATTCAGTGTATTACATTGAATTTGCCAATGAAATTGATGCTACTGCGTTTATATTGCGATTCAGTTAACATCGCTAAATAGTATTAAGAAATATGTCAAGCGATAATATCATTCAACATTATAGAAATCTTGTAGAAGAATACAAGGAAAAAATCAAGCAAATCACCGATCCGGTGTATTACAATGATTTAATCAAGATCATCAAAACTGCTGATGAAAAAGTAACCACTCTCTCAAAAGAAGAGATAGAGTGCCGTCGGCGTAATAGAGTAACATCAATGTATACTCTTACCAAAGATCAAGTAGACGAGTTGATTGAAACAATTGACCAATACTTGTTCGTAGCTATTCTTAATACAAACTAATTATGGCAAAAATCGTAACCAAAAAAACAACAAAAACAGCAACGAAGCCGAAAACAAAAAGAACGGTTGCACGTGCCGTAAAAGCTAAAACATCAGAAAAAAGTAATGAACTAAAACCATTTTCTTTTATTGGCGGCGATACAAAGTATGTAGGACCAGAGCCATCTTGGGAAATTCAACCAAAAAAAGAAGAAAGATTCAGCAAACTTGCTCGCGCCTTTACTTGGTATAATGGATACTTCAAGCAAAAGGAAGCAAAAGAAATGATGATTCATTGGTTGACGTTGAATAAGCGACCCAATGATATTAAAGTAGTAAAATCTATACCAGATGGTGAAATATCGGTTACTCAATGCTGGTTAGCAAGAATGAATCTGATGGGGCTTGAATTGACCGATCATGAAAAAAGCTCAATAGAAAATACTATTGAGTCAATGCGAGTATCAAAGAGAAAGCCGGTAACAGACATAGACGATGAAGATAAGAAACCGACTATTCAAGATAGGCTACTTGAAAAAGTAAAGGAAGCCGCATCTGAGATTGACGCAATGTATGAGACATTTATCAAATCTGGTTGCAAGATGACGGCTGACATAAAGCCGATCAATGTTATGCGATCAATGAACGTATCGCCTCAACACACATCATATATCTCCGATATTTGGCAAAAAGACTTAAACGAAGTAAAGTTGGCCTATTCTGGCGATGATGAGTATGTTACTGAATCGTATAGTGGGTATACTAAAATACAACTAAGAAACATAATTAAATTTATTGAACAGGTTTTATCTGATTGTTTATCGTACTTGCAAGTTAAAAAAACAGAGCGAAAGCCAAGAGCTAAAAAGGCGGTGAGCCCAGAAAGGTTGGCTGTTAAATTTAAGTATCTCAGAGATGTTCCTGAATTAAAAATAAAATCAGAAGCCCCAGCTAAAATTGTTGCGGCCCAAGAAGCATGGTTGTATGATAATGCAAAGAGAAAATTGATTTATGTTGCGGCTGATTTTAATGCAGGGTCGTTAACAATAAAAGGATCAAGTATTGTTGGATTTGACGCTAGTAAGACCGTTCAAAAAACGATAAGGAAGCCTCAAGAAATTATTGGTAAATTTACAAAAGAAGGAAAACCGGCATTGAGAAAATTGTTCAAAGAGATTAAATCTACCGAGACAAAGTGGTCTGGTAGATCAAATGAGAACTTGGTAATATTACGAGTTTGGTAAAGATGAATGATTTAAGACATGGCGATTGCTTGGATATCATGAAAGATATTCCCGATGGGAGTATAGATATGATTCTATGTGATTTGCCGTATGGGACAACGGCGTGTAAGTGGGATTCAATTATTCCTATTGATGGCTTATGGTTGCAATACAAAAGAATTATAAAAAAAAATGGAGCAATTGTTCTGACTGCGGCACAGCCGTTTACTACTGTTTTAATTTCATCAAACATAAATGATTTTAGATATGATTTGAAATGGATAAAAAAAGCAGCAACAGGATTCTATAACGCCAATCGTATGCCTCTTAGGGCACATGAAGATATTCTTGTTTTTTATAAATCACTGCCAACATATAATCCTCAAAAAACAAAAGGTAAACCGTATAAATGCACAAGAGGCTCTGCTAGTGACGTTTATGTTGGAAAAGATTTGACGGAAACAAACAATGAATCTGGCGAAAGATTTCCTTTGTCTTGGGTTGAAATAAAAAGAGATAAAGAAAAATTACACCCAACTCAAAAACCTGTTGCCTTAATGGAGTATCTGATAAAAACATATACCAACGAGAACGAAACAGTGTTAGACAACTGCATGGGTTCGGGCACAACCGGCATAGCTTGTATCAATACCAACAGAAATTTTATCGGTATTGAAAAAGAAGAAAAGTATTTTGAAATTGCAAAAAACAGAATTGAATCTCATAAAAACAACAATGATGAAAAAGATCAATTGGGTGGATTGTTTGACTATGAGTAGATTAACGTGATCATGGAAACATTAAAAACAACTTTTGAAGTATTGCTACTTGCATATCTAACATTGTTGGTGTATACTACATTCAACATAGACAATTGGTTGAAAGATAGAGATTTATGATTCAATCTGAAGTTTTTTACTCAGATGGTACTAAGCACATCACGGACTACGATCAATCTGATATTATATTACCAGAAGGATGGTATTATAGAATCATCGAAGAAGATTGGTCTGGTCCGTTTACGACAAAAAACGAAGCATCAGTTCATTTACGAGAATATCTAAGATTCATAGACTCTGAACCTAAGCTCAGTTAAAAAAACAGATAAATACATCAATATTATTGGTGTATTAACATGATTGAATCTGAATCCTCAACTACAAGATTAAAGCAAGAACTCATTGACTATGTTCGCTATAGTTTAGGCGATCAAATAGTGGACATTGAATTGGATGCAGAGCATTATGAAACTGCATACCAAAGAGCATTGGGTACATACAGACAGAGGGCGCAAAATTCAACAGAAGAAAGTTATATCTTCATGGAGCTTGTTGACAATGTAAATATCTATACAATGCCACAAGAGGTTCAATCTGTAAGACAAGTTTATAGAAGAACCTTTGGCAATGCTACTGGACCATTCGCAAGTAACTTTGACCCATTTAGCCAAGCCAGCTTGAATGTTTATTTGATGAACTTCAATGTATCTGGTGGATTGGCCACTTATGATTTTTATTCTCAATACGTAGAATTAGCCGGTAGAATGTTCGGCGCATATATTGTGTATACATTTAATACTGTTACTAAAAAATTACAGCTTATGCGTGATCCAAAAGCAACGGGTGAAAATGTGCTACTATGGACATATAATTGGAAACCTGAATTCAACCTATTGGCTGACCCAGTTATCTTACAGTGGTTCCGTGATTTTATGGTAGGCGCTTGTAAAATTATCATTGGTGAACCCAGAGAAAAATATAGCACAATTGTTGGACCCCAAGGGGGTTCATCATTGAATGGTGCAGCGATGAAGGCAGAGGGACAAGCTGCTATTGATAAATGCCTTGAAGACCTAAAAAATTATGTTGATTTTAGTCAACCAATGTACTGGGTAATCGGATAAAAATATTTCCCACAATCAAAAACACGCTATCAACCGAGCATAAATAGAGTTCACTTCAACTCATTTTTCGTGATATTTGATAAATACATTTATCTACAAATGAGGATGAAAAATGAAAGAACTACTATCACCCGGCGTAGAGGTATTTGTTGACGACCAAAGTCAATATATTCAGGGGTCCACAAACTCAGTTCCCTATGTTCTATTAGCGACCGCGTCTAATAAAGCATCTGGTTCTGGTGTTGGTGTTGCTCCTGGTACTTTACCTGAAAACGCAAATAACGTTTATTTACTTACGAGCCAACGCGAACTTTTATCTTGGTACGGTAAACCACTGTTCTATACCACTACTGCTGGTACGCCTATCAATGGTGATGAACTCAACGAATACGGTCTATTGGCCGCTTATTCTGCCCTGAGTATCAGCAATCGTTGCTATGTTCAGAGAGTGGATATTGATCTCCAAGACCTAAAGGCTTCTTTGACTCGTCCAATGGGACAACCCAATGCCGGTCAATACTGGCTTGATGTTGCCAGCACTTCTTGGGGTATCAACGAGTGGAACATTGTTACATCTCAGTTCACCGTAAAGAATCCTAGTGTTATTCTTGATTCCACTAAGCTAACTGATATTACCACTACTTACAACGGTGTATCCAGTGTAACAGAAGGTCCATCTTCTAGCTTTGGTGATATCGGTAATTATTCCGTTAACGCACTTGCTCTTGATATGCCTATCTTCTTTAAGTGCGGCGGTCCATCTGAAGCCCAAACAACAGCTCCAGAACTATCCAATATTTTTAATACTTGGGTTCAAGTCGGTTCTGATGAATGGGCACTATCTTGGCCAACGGTTACTGGTACATTAGCGCCAACCGCCGTTCCCGTAGGTTCACTTGAAATCAATGGTGTTGTTGTTGATATCGCTGGTTTAGGTACCACTGTTTCTCAATTATCTGATGACATCAACGCTGCTGCTATTCCCGGCGTCTTTTCCGCTGCTATCAACGGTAAGCTGATGCTTTATAGCAATATGCTTGCAGTCACCGCTAGTATTGAGGGTGGTGTTGATTTTGGTCCAGCCACTACTGCTGGTGTGTTGAGTGCTCTTGGCATTCTACCAACACCTGGTGGTGTCACAAACTCACAATATCTATGCCCACGGTATCAAGCTTCACGGAGCTATCAGGTTCCACGGTGGCGTACAACTGATACTGCACCACATCCTACCGGTTCTATTTGGTTGAAGACCAACAATGTAAATCAAGGCGCTAATATCGTCGTTAAGAAATACGATGCCGTTCTTGATACATTTGTTCGCCAAACTGTGAGCATTTATCGTAGCGATCTTGATGCTATCAATAGTATTGATCCTGCTGGTGGTGGTGCTGCGATTCCTGCTGGCACATTGTATGCAGAAGTTAATCCTTTGTTTGCTCCTACTGGACCAGACATCGCTAACAATGCTGATTATGGAATGGCTGGATTTACACTCTACAGTAGATTGGCTACTGGACCAACTGTGGTTGCTGCTGCATTTGATGCTGGAACTTTTGTTTCTGGTTCTCGGTTTATTCTACAAGCATCCGAACCAAATGATCCCGAGTATACCGAAGTTACCGTAACTCTCAGTGGCACTACCGCTCAGAATTTTGTTGCAGATATTAGTTCTGCTGCTGTTAGCAATGTTAGCGCCTATATCAATAATGCTGGTCGTATTGTGATTGCACACGCTACCGGTGGTATTGTCAACTTAATTCCGATTGGCACACTGTCAACTAGCCCAATCGTTGTTGCTGGATTCGTCAACAGTGCTTGGACATCGGTTGCACGTGGTGCGAAATTTCTGTACGTTGAAGGTGAGAAAGTAGGTGTTACACTATCTAACTGGGTAGGTTCCCCGCTATTTACTTACATTCCTCTTGCTACTGCACCGGATCAAGATCCAAATGATGGTACACTATGGTACTATTCGGCATTTGATCAAGTTGATATCATGATTCAGAACAACGGTCGTTGGATGGGTTATCAGAATGTAACAAACGACGTTCGTGGCTACAATCTAACTCTGACCAATCCTAATGGTCCTATCTTTAATGTTACGCCTCCTACTTCACAATTTGATGCCGGTAATACTCCGCTTCAATTTGGTGATTTATGGGTAGATACAAGTGATCTGATCAATTATCCAAAAATTAGTCGTTGGTCCAATGTCAGTGGCGAAGGTCAATGGGTACTACTTGACAACGCAGATAATACCACCGAAAATGGCATTCTTTATGCTGATGCTCGTTGGTCATCTACCGGCGCTGTTGATCCGGTTGTTGCTGAACTGCCAACAATTGAATCTTTGCTTATTAGCAATTATGTTGATCCTGATGCACCAAACCCATTGTTGTATCCACAAGGAACACTACTGTTTAATACTCGTCGTTCTGGGTTTAATGTCAAGTCGTTCCAAGTTAACTACTTCAATGCAACTGATTATCCAGTGGCTGCATGGAATCCTGATTTCCAATATCCAAAGGGAACCAGAGTTTCTTATGAAGGTACGCTGTATGTCTGTGTGAATACTGGTCCAATCAGCGCCACCCAAGGTGTAATTCCTGGAAGCACTGGTTCATCTACTATTTGGCAATTGCTACAAACCAATGCATGGGTCACTGCTTCTCAAAATAATGATAACGGTACTCCTAACATGGGTCGCAATGCTCAACGTATTGTTATCGTTACCGCTCTAAAATCGGGTATTGATAATAGTGCTCAAGCTCGTCAAGAACAGCTAAACTACACACTATTGGCTTGTACACAATACCCAGAACTAACGCCAAATCTTGTTGCTCTCAACATTGATCGTGGTAATAGTGGTTTCGTTATTGGCGATACTCCTCTAAGATTAGCACCATCTGATATTCAAGCGTGGATTAACGATGATGCGGCTCCTTATCTTGATAAGAATCCTATCGTTCAGTTGGGTGACCAATATACTGGTATCTTCTATCCAAGTTGCCAAACACGTGATCTATCTGGCCTAACAGTGGTAACTGCACCAAGTCACATGATGATCAGAACTATTATTCGTTCTGACCAGCTATCTTGGCCTTGGTTCGCACCAGCCGGTGTTCGTCGTGGTCTAGTTGAGAACGCTATTCGGATTGGATATTTAAAAGGTAACGGTCAGTTTGTATCATTCTCTAATGATCTTGCTACTCGTGATTTGCTGTATACAAATAACATCAATCCGATTACATTCCAAGCCGGTGTTGGTATTCTGAATTTTGGTAACAAAACTTGCACAAATATCAGATCCGCTCTGGATAGAATCAATGTAGCAAGACTTATCGGATACATTCGGATGCAACTTGAGCGTCTATCTCAGCAATTCTTGTTTGAGCCAAACGATCAGTTGACCCGTGATCAATTCCGGAATGCAGTTACATCCCTAATGCTCGACCTGCAAACCAAGAGAGGTATCTACGATTATCTAGTTATCTGCGATCTGTCTAACAACACTCCGCAAACTATTGATCGTAATGAACTATGGCTTGACTTGGCTATTGAACCATTGAAGGCAGTTGAATTTATCTATATTCCAATTCGCATTCTAAATACTGGTGAAATTGCTTCGTTATCAGTAGGGGCTTAAGATAAAAGACATGGCGATTCGTGATTTTTAATGGTTATGAATCGTCATAAATACTTACGGAGAATAAAATGTCTAGTAAAAATTACTCATTAAACCCAGACGGAGCCTACTCGTTATCTAACTTGTCTGTTCCAGTACAGGGTGCGGGCAATCAAGTCCTCTTGATGCCAAAACTAAAATATCGCTTCCGGGTCGTGTTCACGAATCTCGGTGGTGGTGGTAGCTTGCTTACGGAATTAACACGGCAAGTAATCAACATTGATCGTCCTAATGTTCAGTTTGATCAAATTGATGTTCCGGTTTATAATAGCACAATTAAACTTGCTGGTAAACCACAATGGCAGGATGTTACTTGTACTATTCGCGATGATAGCCTTGGTGCAGTATCTAAGCTAATCGGTATGCAGCTACAGCTACAACAAGATTTTATGGAACAAGCGTCTGCCTCTTCTGGTATTGACTATAAATTCCAATGTAATGTTGAAGTGCTTGATGGTGGTAATGGTATTGCTCTACCAATCGTTCTTGAATCTTGGCAGCTACTTGGTTGCTTTATCAAGGGAGCTAACTACAATAATCTTGATTATGGCGAAAGTGCTGTTACCAATATCACACTCTCGCTTGCATTTGATAATGCTGTTCAATTGCTATCCGATGCTACTTATGGCGTTGGTGCGAATATGGGTCAACGTACTCTGGGTGATCTATCCACGGGTATCGGTAATCCTGCATTCCTTGGTGCTCCGACTACCGTTGGTGCAGCCGCAGCCGTAGCTGGACAAGCAGTACTTTAAAATACTACTTAACTATTGTGGCAGGACAAGCAACTGGTATAGCACAAGATGGGCCGGTAATCTACAGAGATTATCGGCATGCATCAAAAACCTTTGTAGCCAATGGCTATGAATTTATACCAAGATACAAGTTCCTATTTCATGTTTATTTTAATATAAATGTTGGACAAATACCACAATTATCCACTGTTTTTGGTGGCGGTGATCAAGCTAGAGTTGGCTTGATGGTAAAAACGATTCAACTGCCTCAATTTAACGTGGCAGTTGAAACACTTAATCAATACAATCGTAAAAGATTGATTCAGAATAAAATAGAATATGGACCTATTCAGGTTACATTTCATGATGATCAAGCAGATTTAATTCGTAATCTATGGTATAATTACTATAGTTACTACTATAAAGATCCAAGTCAAAACTACATGAATATTCAGTCCGTTAATGGTACAGCAGGACAAAGCGGTGTTCAAGTAAATGGATCAATGTACAATCAACGAAATATATACGATAAGAACATTGAATATACCGATTGGGGTTATATTGGTGAATCGTATTATAATAGCAATGCTACCAATCCATTAGCTAAACCACCATTCTTTAATGATGTTCAAATATATGGATTTAGTCAAAAGAAATTCGCTTCGTATGTGCTAATCAATCCAATGATTAAAGATTGGTTACATGATATTTACGATTATTCTTCTGGTGATGGCACTATGATCAATACAGTTACTCTTCAGTATGAGACTGTGAAATATTATACTGGTGATATTGGCGGTGCTCGTCCAAGTATTGCTGTTCCCGGATTTGCCGATCCTGCTTATTATGATGTAGAACCCAGTCCGATTGCTACTGTTGCTGCAACTGCAACTGTGCAACAAAATGGCTCAACGGTGTCTACGGTGCAAGGATCAACGGTGGATTTACAAGCGGTAAATACAGTCAATACTATAGGACAAGTACAACAACCTACTGTGAATTTTGATTATAGAAATAATGCCTCTGGTGTTAGTTTGAATTTATCCGCTTCTGCACCCAGTATATTACAACAATCTTTGCCAGCTGGTGTAAGATTAACTCCTAATGGTGCATCAGGAATGATGTTTCCAATGTTCCAAGCTAACGTGAGCTAATAATGTCGTCTGTTAACGAGACTAATTTTCAAATAGATAAAACCGTAAGGGTATTTGATTTATTCTATAAATTTGATATCACTGTTCCGTTGGTTGAGTATGATGTAATTTTTAGCTATTTTCTTTCAGTATTTGATACGCGGGAAGCGGCTGGTAATATGACAGTAACGATGTTTCGCGTGGCAAATGAATCTAACATTCCTGTGATGACATTATTTCAAGAGATACAAGGTAAAGGTATACCTGAATTGACTCTACAATTAGCTTTGTATATCAATAGTTTGCGTAGCCCGATGACATTATTGGGATTAAATACCCCTTCGGCACCGGACTACTATTCTGCTCGTAATTGTTTGGCTTGATTGGATTTTACCTCAATCCTGCTAATTTTCTGATTCTTGAGATATCTTCTGATACTTGTTCAACTGGTTCCATATCTAATTCGCGTTCAATTTCGGCATCTGATGACAAGGCATTGGCTAATTCTTTATCAGATGCTCTTCTGGATTGAACTCCCTTTAAGGTAGTAACCAATTGTTGTTTGCTAATATCACCAGAGGCATACTTCGTGAACAATGATATTAAATCCTTGGCTATGATATCAAGTATTTATCAAAACCGATAAATACAACATGGCAAAAAAGAACTACTCACAAGGAATTTATAATGTAATCAATAAGATTGGTAAATAAAAGTACCGATCACGAGATTGCAGTCTCCATCGGTTCTAATACTATAATGGAGTATCAGCATGACACATATTTATCACCTGATGGTGAAAACTCACCTAAAAACGAAATTAAAATATCTATGTTACACACGTAGGAAAGATCCTATTAAATATCTTGGGTCTGGTGTTTACTGGAAGAAGCATCTAAACAAACACGGAAAAGAAATTCATACCACAATAATATTGTCCACCTCCGATTATGATGAAATAAAGAGCAAGGGACAATTCATGAGTAGATTCTGGAATATAATGCATGCAGTTGATGAAAATGGCAAAAAAATATGGGCGAATTTAAAAGAAGAAAAGGGAGATGGTGGATTTGAACATATTCAAGCAAATATGGATTACTATGTACAGTTGGCGAAAGATAAGTGGAACAGTTTATCTGATGATGAAAAAGCCGTAATAAATGCAAAAAAATCTAGACCAGGAAAGTTAAATGGAAGATACGGCAAAGAAGTAACAGAAGAAACCAAAAGTAAAATGAGTAAAAGTCAACGAATTCATTATGATTCGTTGACCAAAGAAGACAAAGAAGAAAGATATGCTCATAAAAAAGGAAAAATGATTGTCAAAAATCTAATTACTGGAGAAACGATTGGATTAGTCGAAACTAATCATCCTAAAGTTTTATCGGGCGAATGGGTGCATAACAGTTTTGGTACTACTGCATCTGAAGAAACAAAAAAGAAACAATCAATAATTCACAGAGAACTTGGTACAAAACCCCCTTCATCGAAAGGCAAAAAAGCATACAACAACGGAATTAAGACGACTATTTGTTTTCCCGGAGAACAACCAGAAGGATGGGTTGAAGGACATTTGACGAAAACTAAATTGAGAGCATTTACCGATGGGTCAAATACTAAAATGTTTGTACCAGGAAAAGAACCAGAAGGTTGGGTTTAGTTGAATCCCGCAATAAAGGAAGTAAGTGATATAATAATGGAATACAAGCTCATTTGTATGCGGTCGGAAAACAACCAGATGGATGGATTGATGGAAGAAAAATAAGATAAATAATTCTAATGGAGTTGTGTTATGGCAAAAAAGAACTACTCACAAGGAATTTATAATGTAATCAATAAAGATAAGTACATTGGCAACAAAGAGCCAACATACAGATCGGGTTGGGAAAACCGAGTGATGATAATGCTTGATACTAACCCTCATATTCTGAGGTGGGGAAGTGAGGTTTTACGCATAAAGTATCGAAATCCCCTCACCGGAAAAAATACCACATATCTTCCAGATTTTTTAATCAATTATCTTGACAAAACAAATACACTAAGAGCGGAATTGCTTGAAATCAAACCATACGGTCAAACCATTCTCACTGAAAAAACATCACAGTATGATAAAATGGCTATCATAGTCAATCATGCAAAATGGCAACAAGCAAGAATATTCTGTAAACAATATGGATTACACTTTAGAGTATTAACAGAGCGAGAACTGTTCTGGCAAGGTAAAAAACACTAAAAAACAAAAAAGCTAAATAGTAGTATATTACACTACTATTATGAAAACACTTGAACAAATATTCAATCTACCAACAGACGATGATTCAAAAATCATAGAATCATCACTTCCATCCGAAATTGATTTGGATTCTCTTATTGAAATAGATGATGTTATTGATCGTATAGATGCGGCATTGCCTACTGTTCGTGACTTATCTGCTGCTGATAGAGAGTTGGATGAATTAGCCGAAAAAGCAACTGAAACTTTTTCAGATTTGGTATCACTTGGTTATCAAGTTGATTCACGATATTCCGCTGAGATATTATCGGTAGCCAGTTCTATGTTCGGTCATGCTTTAGCAGCAAAACAAGCTAAACTGAATAAGAAGCTAAAAATCGTTGAATTACAATTGAAAAAAGCCAAGCTTGATTTTGATAAGGAAAAGAGCGCCAAACCAACAGAAGAAATTCTTGAAACCGCCGAGGGACAATTATTATCAAGAAACGACTTGCTTGATAGAATATTGAATCATGGCAAGAGTGATGAAACTTCATAAAAAGATAAATATAAGATATGAATCCATTGGTAAAGTTGGAATCATTGACAAAAGAAGAAGTTGAGAGTAAAATCTATCAATTACAAAATAGATTGATTGCCATAGCTCGTTCTGGCAACGCAGATATTTACAATCAATTGGTCAGTGTGTTACAAGTATATACGAATCATTATAATAGAGTATACCGAGATAGTGATATTTAAATCATTCAAATACAGAATCTACCCGACCATCATTCAAAGAGAATTGATGTCGAAGACATTTGGGTGTAAAAGATATGTGTTTAATAACCTTCTCAATACTCAATTGCAAAGATATAAATCAAAGGAACACCACTTAACTCATTTTCAAATGAACAACCTGTTGGTGGAGTGGAAAAAAGAAGATGCAACTTTTTTAGCTGACGTGGATAGTCAAGCACTACAACAAGCGGCCAAAGATTTATCGGAAGCATATAGTAATTTCTTTAAGGCAATTAATGGTAAAAGAAAAGGCAAAAAAGTAAACGCACCAAAATTTAAAAGCAAATATGCAAGACAAAGCTATCGGACGCCAAATAACAACAATGTAATTCGCATAAATAATAACAAGATACATTTACCAAAATTGGGATACGTAAAAGCGATTATTGACAGAGAAATTGACGGCAAAATAAAAAGTGCTACAATATCTCTTGATAAAGATGGTAGATATTATGTATCTGTGTTGGCTGAAGTGGAACAAGAATTAAGATCAATGACTGGTCGCGAGATCGGAATTGATTTAGGAATTATGGATTTATTTATTACCAGTGATGGTGATAAATTTAGAAATCCAAAAGATTTGATATTGTTGACAAAAACCAAGCAACAAATCAAGCATTTACAAAAAAAGCTCGCAAGAAAGAGTAAGGGGAGCAACAACAGAGAAAAAGCGAGAATGCAGTTAGCGAGGAAATACTCAAAATATACCAGACAACGCAATGATTATTATCATTGCGTGAGTACATGGCTAATAGAAAATTATGATTCAATATTCATGGAAGATTTAAATGTATCGGGTATGTTGAAGAATAGAAAACTATCACGAGTTATTCAAGATTCTGCCTGGTCTACACTAGCTTCAATGATTGAGTATAAGGCAAATTGGTTTGGCAAAACATTCTATAAGATAAATCGTTTTACACCCACATCAAAAACATGTTCTTGTTGTAATCATAAACTTGAAGTTCTTCTCTTGAATGTTCGCGAATGGGATTGTCCTGTTTGTAGAACAAGCCATGATAGAGATGTAAATGCTGCAATTAATATAAAACGAGTTGGTCAAGTAGATTTATACGGATCAACAATATCTTCGTCGGCCCTCGGCGAAATGGGAAGAAAAATCCCAACGACTCTAAAGAAATTCAGTATTAAAACCGAGAGGTCTATTGATAAATCAATAGTTTCTGGAGGGATGGAGTTAGTCACTGAAGTAGTGACATAAGGATATAAGATACACTATATTCCACAATTAGGACACAAAAATGACACTATTTAAGCAATACTTAGCTGAATCTCAACGTACATATAACTACAGAATCAAGTATGTTGGTGATGTTCCAGAAGATTTTGAAAAAAATCTAAAAGAAAAATTAAAGCAATTTGATCCACTAAAAACATCCGAAACAAAAGAAACTCCGGTGATGCCGAAATCAACCGACTTTCCAAAGTACCCAAATGAGAGAGTAAAAATGTTTGATGTTGAGTTCAGGTATCCGGCGATTGAACCACAGATTAAAAACTTTGCTCAATTCTTGGGATTGGACCCAAACAGAATCGTGATGCTGACAACTGCACACTCTGATGGTTTTGTTGATGAAATAGAAAGGACCGACGAAGAAAACAAGGGATTATTGGTTGATACCGATTACCCAGAAAACACACCAGAACAGAATGAGCTAAAGAAAGATTATTCTGCTCCTTATGGTGAACATAATGTATTGAAAAATACTTATCGTTCTGATTTTGAAATCTCTGGCTATGAGGGTAAAACACCTCCTAAAGCAAAGACGACCAATGACTTCAAGACAGGCAATGATTCACCGATGACTAAGGTAAAACGACCAGCTAAACCGGCAACAGGGAGAAATCCGAAAGGATAATATCTTATGACGCTTGATATCACTGGACGCAATGATTTTAATGAAACTTGGTTGGCTGAAATGCCACAAGGACTTGGTTCATTTGATACCTTTGATACAATAGATTATACTATTAAAGATAGAATACGACACGGAAGTGAAGTAATTGATGTAACAAATGATATAAAGAAAATAGTTGGCTCTCAGACGATGTTTTATTGGTATCAATCAGGAGATCAAATAGTTCTCGCAACCGAAATGCTTATTAAGGCACAAGGATTGGTAGTGACATTAACGGGAAAGAATCCTAAGTGGAGAGGAAAGCCGCCTTATGCTTCTGAATTATATGATGCGATATTAGACGACAATAATCGTTCATTGCGATTGTTTAGTGATGAATCATTGAGTGATGAAGGGTATGCTATTTGGAAAAGAATGTTAGCATCCGGGCATTCAGTATCAGTGTATGATAAAGAGAATCCCGGTAAATCATTTGTTACGTTCAATAATGCATCAGAAATTGATGAGTATTTTGCCGATGATGATACGGACTTCAAACGATATCAGTATGTTTTATCAGAAAGAAATGATATGTTAGCAGAAACAAGGACACTGTTTTTGTTAAGACGACACCGAGAATTAATTGACCGGTTACTTTGAGTTAAGGATTTAAAATATGAACAACTATTTTTATGATATAAAGGAAAAACTTGCCGCTATCGGTGGCAAAAGAAAATTGACAGAAAGCGTCAAAGATGCCGCTCAAGCGGTTCCCGGATACGTACCAGATGATATTGATGAAGATCAGGGGTTTGCTCCTGATGAAATTCAGTTGGATGAACTCTCACCTAAGACTCTCGGTAGCTACGTAAAGAAAGCTGCTCAAGATTCCCGTGAAGCCTCTTATGCATCCGCTGCTGATTATGAGCGGGGCAACATAGGCAGACATGAAAGAGGATTGGAACACTCTGATAAACGCCAACGCGGCATTGATCGTGCGGTTGATAAGATGACTAATGAAAGAGCCGGACCCGTTGGTGGTGGAAAGTGGCAAGATAAGATGCATCTTGAAGAAGAATCCGATAATATGGAAGATTTACTTAGCAATCTACGCAAAGCTTATGGTAATATTGAAGGCATTGATCCAGACAGTCCTACTTATACAAAATTGATTGACTTTTTGGATAATCTTGATAGAGAACACCTTCAAGTATTGGCCGACGCTGGTGTAAAATTCGTATCAATGTTGGCTAAAAACCGACTTCGTAGTGGTGCCGATAAACTAAACGAACTAAGCAAGGGCACTCTTGGTAGTTATGCTAAAGAAGATTTAAAGAAACACACCGATGCTTTTTATGGAAAGAAAAATGTATCCGAATCCGATTGGGACTACGAAACGCCCGAGTCAAAAAAAGGTATGTTCAAAGGCAAATCAAAGATGAATATCGGCGACACAGTTGAGATTATCGGACGAGTACAATTCAACGGTGAAAGAGGCACGATAAAAGATTTCGGCAGAGACAACAGGTTTGTTGTTGTTGATTTAGGCCCGAACGGAGTAAGGTCGTTCCAATCAAGTAATGTCAGTCTTTGCGACGACGATGAATTTGATGAAAGTTCGTGTAGTAGAGTAAACGAACTAAGCAAGAACACAGCCACCAAGTATATCAAGAAAGCGTCTGCTGGAGCAACTGATTTTGGAGATGTTCCGGAAAAGCGTAAAGCCGGTGTATATAATGCACTAAAGAAAAAACACGGTGGTGCAAAAGTGCCAGCTACAGAAGGATATCGTGTTATTCCCTCACTTGACGACGAATATGAAGGAAGAGCCGGATTAGAAGGACCATTTAACGCAAATGGTAGACCGATTTATTATGATCCAAAAGAAGGAAAATACTGGGATCCAAAAACTGATTTTTACTTAGATGACGAAGAAGCCTCTACGCTATTCGCGGAATCATTTGAGGTAGTGGTGGAACATAAAGGGAAACTAAAAAGAATTATCGTAGATTTACCGAAAGCTGGAAAGAGGAAACAATAATGAGCAACAATATTAAAAGACTGATTGAACAGGCGATTCAATCTCAATTACCCGGCGCAGTGGTAAAGAAAATTCACCCACTCAATGAGGGTAAAAAGCCAAAGCCAGATTACATTGATATTGATAAAGATGGGAACAAAAAAGAACCCATGAAAAAAGCTATCAAGGATAAAGATCACTGTGATTCCGCAGTTGATGAATCAAAAAAGAAGCCAAGTTCCGGACTATCTAAGAAAAAGAAGTCCAGTGTGGTCAAGAAAGCAAAAGCTGGAAAAGATATTGGCAAAAAAGGTAAAGGCTTTGATGCGCTTGCTAAGAAAGCCGGTGGTGGCGAAAAGGGTAAAAAAATTGCCGCTGCTGCAATGTGGAAATCTCAACCTCGTGAAGATGTAAATGAAGCCGAAGTAACTCCCAAATACACTGGCCGTGAAACTAAAGACGGTGTGTGGCATGTATTCAGAAGCGGCAAGACATCAAGCGAAGCTGGACCATTCAAATCAGCAGCAGAATGCCGTAAATGGATTAAGCAACACGAAGACAAGAAACTTGATGAAGCCGAAGTAACCGAAAAGGCAAAGTCAAAAGCTCAACAAAAATTCTTTGGTGTTGTTAATTCAATGCAAAAGGGCGATCAACCCAAAAAAGGTAAGGCCGGTGAAGCAGCTAAATCAATGTCTAAAAAGGACGTAAAAGACTTTGCATCTACTAAACACAAGGGATTGCCCAAGAAAGTCAAGAAAACCGACGAAAATGCGTCCGGTGGTTCTTCTGGTTCAGGTGCAGTGGCAACTACCAATCTACCCATTTTAGGTGATAAAAAGATCACTGAAAAACAAGTAGGAAATGGCGTTTATGAATCCTCTGAGTTACTCCGATTAAAACAACTACTAAAATACAAATGAAATAAAATAACCCGCTAATGGCGGGTTATTTTTACGTGTTGATTTTTATTTGATAAATAAAAGTACCGATCGCGATATTGGCGTATCCATCGGTTCTAACGCTTATAAGGAGCAATCAGCAATGATATTTATTATACAGGTCAGTGAACCTAAAAATTCTCCTATTGGCGTTGTCATAACCAATAAAGGAAAACTTCAATGGCAACTAAAAAACAAGCACCAATTTTTTACACCTACCTAATCGGATGGTCTCATCTTAGTATCTGGTATTACGGCTCCAAGTACGGACAAGACTCCGACCCGAATACTTTTTGGAAGAATTATTGGACTTCCAGCAGGCACGTGAAAAAATTTCGAGAACTACACGGCGAACCCAATGTAATTCAAATACGAAGAATGTTTAATTGTCCCAAAAAAACAGTGGAATGGGAAAGTAAAGTCCATAAACGTATGGGATGTCGACGCAGTCCTATGTGGTTAAATGCAACTGATGCTAATGAGAGATTCCGTGCTGATGGGATGATTGCTGTAAAAGATAAAGTCGGCAACATATCATTTGTGTCCGTTGATGATCCAAGACGTGTGTCTGGTGAATTGATTGGGATAGCCTCTGGTATGGCATCAGTAAAAGACAAAGATGGCAATACTATGCAAGTATCAGTGGATGATCCAAGATATGTGTCGGGCGAATTGATTGGCACGAACACTGGAATTATAGTAGTAAAAGACAAAGAAGAAAATATTATGCAAGTATCAGTAGATGATCCAAGATATGTGTCGGGCGAATTGATTGGTATTGCTTGCGGGAAAGTAGTTGTGCGAGATAAAGATGGTAATACTATGCAAGTATCAGTGGATGATCCGCGATATTTATCTGGTGAATTGGTCCATATATTTACCGGAAGGGTTGTCGTAAAAGACAAAGATGGCAATACTATGCAAGTATCAGTAGATGATCCAAGATATGTGTCTGGTGAATTAGTTGGTATTGCTTGCGGGAAAGTAGTTGTGCGAGATAAAGATGGTAATACTATGCAAGTATCAGTGGATGATCCGCGATATTTATCCGGTGAATTGGTCCATAACACAAAAGGAATGGTTCCGGTGATAGATAAGAATGGTAATACAACATCGGTGTCGAAAGATGATCCTAGATTTTTATCTGGAGAACTCGTTAGTGTACATGAAGGGAAAGTTAGAGTATATGACAAAGATGGCAACACTATGCAAGTATCAAAAGATGATCCAAGATATGTATCTGGTGAGTTGGTGAATGTAGAAAAAGGCAGAGTGAGTGTAAGGGACAAATATGGAAATACTATGAGAGTATCAAAAGATGATCCAAGATATGTATCGGGTGAATTGGTCTCTGTCAATAAAGGAACGGTTCCGGTTAGAGACAAACATGGAAATACTATGAGAGTATCAAAAGATGATCCAAGATATGTATCGGGTGAGTTGATCAGTCTGTCAAAAGGAAGAATCAAAGTTAAAGATAAAGATAAAGATGATAATGCCATCATGCTATCAAAAGATAATCTAAAATATGCATAGAATGAATTTGTGATTAAAGAGAAGATTAAACAAAAGATAAATACATAATACACTGAGGAAACAAAAATGTCAAAATCTATTTACGAAGACCTTCTTAAGTCTTACAGAAATGATATGATACCAACTGCCAAAAAGCAATTAAATGAAGGTATGCAAATTGCATTCGACGAAGAAGAAGCACAAGAAATTTTACAACTGTTGGCAATGGCTGGCATTAAACAACAACCAGATTCTATTGAAGTGGATGTCGTAGATGAGCCATTAGACGAAAACAAACCAAATTGGCCAACAAAACCAGAAACATTCCAAGATACTCCAACCCTATCTTCTTATTCTGGTGGACTCAATAAGCCAAAAACGACTGGACAATCTACTGTGCCGGTTCTTGCTAGCCAAAAAGATCGTCAACATGCGCATGAGAGTATTGAAGAGGAAGAAGATTCCGACTTGATGATATTAGAAAGATCACTATTCAAGCTGTATCAAGATTACAAAGGGGAATAATATATGCCATCAGCATCGTTATCAGTGTCGGTATCAATACCAGCGCCAGCCGCAAACGTATACACATCGGCGTCAAATTTAGTATGGCAAACCGACAAGGCGAAAATAAGTACAGGAACCACTCCGGTGACCTATCAGGTGTATCTATATCCAGCCTTCACGGACACGATGTATAGTAACCCAATACAGGTACCCGCGAACTCCAGTGAAGATATTCAGGTGTGCGTTGGCAACAAGATCACAGTAACCGGCGCTAGTTTCACTATCAGTGAGATCGGAACAGCAAGCTCTGGCACGGCTGGTGTAAACGCGGTTTAACCCAATGCAACGAAAAATGTCGTTAACGGAATCACTGAGAAATACTATAAATCAGTTGGATATATTATCCGAAGAGGAGTATCGCGGGCGTCATGGTGAATCTGTGCTGAATGGAAAATATAAAATTATATCAAAAACAGTTCCGGCTAATCAAGTATTTACAAACGGTGATAGTATCAGAGAATGGGGATGGAATCCATGAGAGCCAAAGAATTTATCGGTGAATGGACAGTCAATGACAATCAATTGATTGATATGTTTGAGCATTTTAAAGAGTACTTAATAGAAGGCGCTGACGAAAAAGAATTGGAAAGATTGAATCAATTTTTAATAAACAATCAAACGATAAGTGATGTCAAAGTTGGCATGCAATACTATCCAGTATCGTTTAATGCATTACTAACAACTGTTGATCCCTCTACTCCGGCGTTGATAACTATAGCCAGATTTGATGATAGCAGAACATTAGACGATATGGTACGTGATTATTATGTGTTTGATGGATTAAAATTTGCTAATAATGGAATCAATGGTGGTTTTTTGAAAAGAACAATGTTGTTTGAATCTGAGCAACACTGGCAAGAATTTTTCACATTATTTTTTCTTGGGTTCAGCAGCAATGATTGGAAAATCAGAGAAAAAATATTATGAGAGCCAAAGAATTTATTGTAGAAAATGATAACACAAAGATGACTCTTTGGCACGGCGGCAATCTTACTGACAATCTCGCTTTAATATCACAAAAAAAGGGAAGATTTGAATATGGTAGTGGATTATATGCGACCACTCATTGGGGAACAGCCAATAAGTATTCAAAAGGATCAAGAAAATTGTATAAGATCATTCTTCAAAAAGGCAATGATGCAAATTCACATTCAATTGATTCGGATGCTGCGATATCATTCGTTGATCAATATGTAGTTAAAGAAAAACGCAACGAAGTTAAGGAAAGAATACAAAAACGATCAAAAAATAATCAAATAAATGCTGAGACTTTTAATAACATCATTCTGAACAATGATGCGATTCGTCCAACTAATACGAAAGATTTAAGTGAGTTTTTGGTTAGCCAAGGCATAGATTATCTATTGGTGCCAAACGCATTTGGTTGGGGTGAGATGATGGTCGTTATCTTTAATATGAGAAAAATAGTAGAGATCAAGCGAGTACAACCAAAAGAAAAGATTGATACCTATGATTTGCCAACAGAGTTTAGTGAAAATAAAAGACGATTTAATGAACAAACTGAATTACCACCAGAATACAGTGGTCCTATGAGACAAACCTATATTATTCCCGGATTATCTGCCGCCGACCCATATAACAACTATCGGTTTGGTGTCGCTATGGCACGTGCTCGTTCCGAGGCCAAAACCGACGATGTGAATCCATATATGCCTGAATGGACCGCTGAGACGACATTCGGAGAACATGGAGTCATATCTGGAATGAATGGCGGAATTAAACAAGTAATAGACAAGGCATTGACAATGACAAATACACCGGGAGGAAAGAAGTTAGTAGTTACTCCTGACAGCGACGAACCTAAGTTAGTGAATAACAAAAGCCCGATGGTTAGTTTTAAGGGATATAAAACGAAACGAGACAAAAAAAATCAGTGAAGGAAATTCTATGTCGCCAAGAAAAATTCATTTAAAATTCTTTAGCAAGCCGGGAACATTGGCAATGCTTGAATCTTACGCGAATCCATCATCTGAGTTGCATATAAAGTTCAGAAAAGTAGTAGAAGAATATGATGATAGCTATTATGAGGCGATAGTAAGCGAAAGATCAACATCAAAACCAAGACTTGTTATTAACTTCAAGTTAAGTAAAAATGATAAGGAAATAGATGTGGGTAATATTGAACCAGTATTAGATACAGATGAAAAAGGAAAAACTGTACATACATCCTCTGGCTCGTTTGATGGTGGCGTTGATTTGGGAACACGCGGCGTTCATTGGTCAATGAAACAATTGAAAAATTTTGCCAAGGCTCAAGGATTTTCTGTAGAGCGGATAACATCTTCCACGCGATATACTGGGGCAAGAGCGTTTAATAATTTGGGCAATGATGAATTTGATATGCCAAAAACATTTAAAGTCAATAAAAATTTGAAAGAAATTGCGGTATATGAGTCAAATAGAGGAACAACGACCTATTACTTGATCGAAGAACGATGATATCCGAAAACAGAACCACGGATAAACGATTCGGTGATCGGTGGCTATTTGAGTTCCCAAAAAGAATGGGAGCAAGCGGTCACAATCCCTATGATGATTTAATCATGGGAATGCAAGCAAACTCCTCGGTTGGTCATGTTACGAAGTCACTCGGGGATAATCTATTCATGATGCAAGTTGATGCAAATTATGCTTATTATTGGATAGAAAAAAATGGCGAAATAGAAATAATAGCGGGCGTGATGCCATTTGAAAACGGCATTGCTATAGGAGATGTTGGCAAAAAGCAAAAGGGATCGGTGTGGGCTAGTGATTTTTACAAAAGCATTGTAAAAAACTCTGGTATGAAATTGCTATTTAGCGGCGATCAGATAAGCGATGAAGGCCATAGAATATGGAAAAACTTGCTAAAGAGCGACAGTAAATTGTTTGGGTATGATTCTGCAAATACGAATTATTATCAAAATATAGATTCGGAAGAAGATTTAGAAAAGTTTTTGGGCGATACAGAAACGAGTAGAAATTTCAGATTCGTATTGTCCGAAAATGTAAAATCAAGATGTGGTGGTGTTTGGACATCATTTGAAATGTATCGCATTCATAGGTTGATACATAAGTATTGAATTATTAAAGGAAAATTAAAATGGCTATACCATCTCCATCCAATGTAGCGCCTTGGTATTTGCGCGATATGTGTCAGGCTCTAGAGCTTGACCCTGTATCCGGTAATGTTTTTATTCGCACAGGATTAAGTAATTCTATAGTTAATATTACTGGTCCAGTATCTATTCCTGGATTAGTGACTATTACTGGTAATGCAAATATCACGAGTATGCCACCTATTACAGGCAATGTCAATGCAAATATCACTGGTGGCAATAGTAACGTAACTATATTGGGAAATGTTCCGGTTACTCAAGCATCTTCGCCTTGGGTAGTATCAGGAAACGTCAACGCAAATATCACTGGTGGCAATAGTAATGTAGCCGTTACTGGAAATATTGTTGGTATTACAAGTTTGCCACCTATTACACAAGGAACATCACCGTGGATAGTTAGTGGCACATTAACACCCCCATCGGTTAGTAATGTCGTAATTACTGGAACCAACATTGATGCATTTGGTAGACTCAGAGTAAGCGAGCCATATACTCTATTTAATTCTGCATTATCTGGCGAAAGAAGATATGACTTCTCATCTCAAACAGCGGGCGGTGGAGCAGTAAATTTTGACTTTAACGCAAATGTAAGGCAATTGCAAGTTAATTCAGTGAATGCAGCAAGCCAAGTGATCAGAGAATCAATGCTAACCTTCCCATATCAACCTGGAAAAAGTTTGCTAATCATGCATAGCGTTTGTTTCGCGGACTGGACTTATAATACAATACAAAAAGCAGGATTATTCTCCGCAAGCAATGGAGTATATTTTCAACAAGTTGGCAAGATAGTATCCTTTGTCATCAGAAGTTCATCATCTGGTGTATTATCAGAAGAAGTAATTCCACAATCAAGCTGGAATGGCGATAAATTAAATGGAACAGGACCAAGCGGAATTACGCTGAATCCAAGCGCAACTCAATTATTGTGGCATGATGTAGAGTGGCTTGGCGTTGGTAGCATCAGATGCGGATTTGTTATCAATGGTCAGTTTATCTTATGCCATACATTCAATCATGCGAATAATCCGGCTTACCCAACCACTTACATGGGGACAGCCACTCTTCCGATGCGGTACGAACTCACATCAACTGGAGGGGGAATAGGTACTGCCACTATGCAACAAATTTGTTGCACCGTAATGTCAGAAGGTGGATACAATGAATCAACATTCACATACTCGGCTGGTACCGGAATTTCTTCGACACGTTTGGTAAATAGCGGCACATATTATCCTATAGTATCAATCAGATTAAATAGTGGGTTTTTGGATTCTATTGTAAAACTAGCACAGGTTGATATTCTAAGCCCCAGTGTAAATTATTATCGGTGGGTGGTATTAAAAAACGCAACACTGACTGGTGCAACGTGGGCATATCCGGCAGCTTCCAATAAAGTGGACGTAGATACTGCCGCCACAGCAATATCTGGTGGAACAGAAATTCAATCTGGGTTTGCATCAAGCAGAGAAAACATGACATTGGGTGAGTTGGGGTTTTATGCAAGATTGGGAAGAACGGTTGGGGGAGTATCAGACGTATTCACGTTGGCGCTCGCGGCAGAAAATAACAATGCCAATGTGTGTGCCCAAATGGGATGGGAAGAAATACTATGAAAATTATACTTACAGTATTATTGCTATCAACATTTAGTGTAATAGCAAAAGAACCAAACATGGGAAAAAAGTATCCAACGAATATCATCAGAGTGATTGATGGCGATACGCTTAAAATAGAAGCTAAATGGTTGCCTGATCCGTTGCCAAAACAAATATCAGTTAGATTGAATAATATTGATACGCCGGAAAAAGGCGCTCGTTCTCAATGTGAATCAGAACAAATACTATCAGCAAAAGCAACAGAATTTACCAAGACAAAAGTTAAAGAATCAAAAAAACAAGAAGTAATAATTTATAAATTTGAAAAATATGGTAGGTTGCTAGCGGACATTGTGCTTGATAATAAGAATCTGAGTAAAATGCTAATTGATAGCAAACTGGCAAGACCATACTATGGTGGAACAAAACAATCTTGGTGTGAGGTCAAGTAAAAAATGGCCGCTGATTTATCATTAGTCAAAGACCCACACAAAAAGCATATATATACTAAACAACAAATAGAAGAGTTTGCTAAATGTTCTGATCCTATCATTGGTCCACAATACTTCTTAGATCACTTCTTTTATATTCAGCATCCCACCAAGGGTAGAATGCTATATAAGCCTTATGAGTATCAGGTAGACCTCGCCAGAGTGTACCACCAAAATATCTATAGTATATCAATGCTGCCCAGACAAAGTGGTAAAAGTACGGTTGCGGCAGGATACTTGCTTTGGTATGCAATGTTTAACAGAGATTCAACCATTTTGGTTGCAGCACACAAGCACACTGGCAGTCAAGAAATCATGACCAGAGTAAGATTTGCATACGAATGTTGCCCAGATCATATTAGGGCAGGCGCAACAAGTTACAATAAAGGTAGTTTGGAATTTGAAAATGGGTCAAGAATAGTATCTACAACAACAACTGAGAATACTGGTCGTGGTATGTCTATATCATTGTTGTACCTGGATGAGTTCAGTTTCGTTCGACCTTCAATTGCCGCAGACTTTTGGACCTCAATTAGCCCAACTCTTGCAACTGGCGGTAAATGTATTATCACGTCTACGCCCAGTTCGGACGAAGATCAGTTTGCGTTATTGTGGAAAAATGCAAACAAATGTATTGATGCCTATGGCAATCCCACCGAGTTAGGAATCAATGGATTCAAGGCATTTACTTGTCATTGGAGTGATCATCCAGACAGAGATCAACATTGGGCCGACAATATGCGAGCACAATTGGGTGATGATAGGTTTGAACGAGAGATAAATTGCCGCTTCATTTCAGCAGAGGAGACTCTGATAGCACCAGCAAAATTGGCCGATCTTGAAAAACAAGAACCTATTTTTAAAATAGGCCAAGTAAGGTGGTATAAGCAACCTAAACGCGATTCAATCTACTGTGTTGCGCTTGATCCAAGTGTGGGAACAGGTGGCGATTATGCAGCAATTCAAGTATATGAAGCTAACACAACTGAACAAGTGGCAGAGTGGCAACATAATAGAACACCGATACAAGAACAAATTCGCATTTTAGCTGGTATATGCGATTATCTACACGAATTTACTGAAGATGATAAAACAATTTATTATTCGGTTGAAAATAATTCTGTTGGCGAAGCTGCATTGGTTAGTATAGCGGAATACGGTGAACCAAATATAAAAGGGTATTTTTTATGTGAGCCGGGGAAACAAAGAAAAGGATTTTCTACTACAAGGCGAACCAAAATTGCTGCTTGTAATAAATTAAAAATGCTCGTTGAGCGAGATAAAATGAAGATTAGTTCTGGTCCGTTAATATCTGAATTAAAAACATTTGTAGCTAAAGGCATGATTGGTTATGAGGCTAAAGCTGGTGAACATGATGATTTGGTGTCTGCTACTTTGATTGCTGTCAGAATGCTACAAACACTTCAGTCCTATTACCCAGAATTGGATAATAGAATAAAAGATCATGCGGATATCATTGCGCCAATGCCGTTTGTTGTGATGATGGGTTGATAAAAAAGATAAATACAACACTATGTTAAACCAAGATCAAACCTCTACGAACCTAAATGATTTGTTGTTATCACGCAATATAACGGCTGACACGTTGAATAATGACGGTCGTCCGGCTGAAGATCCAAGTGATGCTACGTTGTTTCGCTTTGATTATACCGGTGATTCTGGTAAAAATTATGGATCGGTGGTAATTTTATTGGGAACTGATTCAATGGCTATGTATTTTTCCGACAATATGGGAAAAGGATTTATTGATTCGGACAAAAAAGGATGGTATGATTTTTTGGCTCAACTCAAGCAATTTGCCGTTCGCCATTTTATGACATTTGATGTAAGAAATGTTAATAGAATGAAATTTGATATTGGTGGCAATAAAAATCTCAAAGAAGGATTGATGGAAAGCTGGTCGGGTACTCGGAATGTGAGCTATGATGGCAATCCATCTCAAGCAAGATTGATGATCAAGCACTCTAAGCCTTTGGGTGAGAATGATTTGCGTTATCGGCAAATTGATAAATTATTTGTTGAAACTATTGACGGCGAACGATTTATGATGCCGTTTAAGAATCTCACTGGTGGTAGAGCAATGTTGCAGCACGTTCGGCAAGGTGGAAACCCCTATGATCAGCGTGGTCAACATATTTGCTCCATTGTAGAGGAATTGAATGTCCTAAAAAGATACACTCGCGCATCATCCAATAAAACGTTTGAGGATGATTCGTCAATGAAAATGGCAGAGGACGTAAAAAACTACTATGAGAGCTTGAAAAAAACTGCTAAGAGAATTGCAAGACCAAAAGGATACTCTGAGTATTTTGAAAGTTGGGAGCCGTTGAACATCACTTATGGTGACGTGATCGTTGAAAATCTGAGAGAAATGTTCGCTCATCAGATGGTATACGAGGGATTGTCTAAAAAAGTGCTTGACAAAGTGAGAGGAAAACGGAGATAATGATGTGAAAGAAGTAAAATTATTTGAAAACTGGGTCAATCTGGTATCAGAAGGATGTTGGGCATTGCCTACTACAAGAGGCGATCAGAAAAAATTCCTAGAATTGATGGCTAAACCCATCTTGGCAGGACCTGATGGTGTTAATGCTAAACGACAATTAGATAATATTTTTGGCGAAGATGCGCTATTTGATTCAATCACTAATGTAGCAGAGGTAGACCCAAATTCTGATGTAAGGTCCCTTGTGATTGATCACATGGAATCTTATGCAAGAGGTAATCCCGGTGTGGCTGCTGTGCTCAGTCAAATCAATTTGCAACAAGGGTTGAATGCGACTCCACCCACTTCGGAGCCAGTTCCGCCAGTAGAACCTCCGCCGCCTCCTCCTCCAGATGATATGGAAGAGCCAGATGATATGGAAGAGCCAGATGATATGGAAGGACCGCCACCAGAAGGAGATGAGGGAGATATGAATATGGATTTAGATATGGACAATGAATTTGAAGAACCGGTTGCAGAATCAAAAAAATACGAGTACAATAGAGACCTTGAGCAAATCCTCAAACACGCCGGTATAAAAAACCCAAAGGATCCACAAGAGGACGAAGATGAATGCGCTGTGGATTACGAAGTATCATCTTACGATAGAATGGATGAATCATGTGGCGAAGATTGCGAGGATTGTGAAGATTGCTCAGATGAGAAGGACATTGAGATTCATGGCGGACATCCGGTACATGATCCAAGCTTGGTGAGATTAAAAACACTCGCTGGCTTCCCGATGGTGAAATAACACGAGATCACCGGGTTCGCTCAGTGATAGACTGATTTAACCTTTTTGGTTGAAAACTTTGGCCGGATTCGCTATGGTCAAGTAAATACAAGCGTCCCCGCTCTGCGAAAGCATCGGGCTGAAGTCCATCCTAGTGATGGCCAGTCGACACGGAGATGTTGGCTGTCTGACAAGACTCGACCTTTTTGGTTGAAAAATAACATTCTGAGGATTAATATGACAAACAAAAGTCTTTCCGAGACTGATATAGCGTTTTTAATAAATTTTTCTGAAAAAGTAAAAAAAGACAGCCTTCGCATTAAAAAAGAATGTGCTATGATGCGAGGAATATTGACTACAATCAAATATGATATCTTGAATGAGACTACGAGAAATAAGTGATGTAACAAGATTTTGGTCTATTATATCTGATATCAAGATAGAATTGGATAATGATTATCGGGAAATATTGTCCGTTTATCAAGAGATTGCCAATTTTGACTACACTAGCAGAGTTCAATACGTAATCAAATGCGAGGATAAACTGTTTAAATTAATTGATAATTTAATCATCAATATTGATATTTTTGACGAACATTTTTCACAAGATCCGTTTAACGAGTACGAGGAAATAGACAAACATCGTAAAATGAAAGAATCGCTTTTTAAAATTAAAAACAATTTAGATTAAATCGACCTTTTTGGTTGAAAACTTTGGCCGGATTCGCTATGGTCAAGTAAATTCAAGCGTCCCCGCTCTGCGAAAGCATCGGGCTGAAGTCCATCCTAGTGATGGCCAGTCGACACGGAGATGTTGGCTGTCTGACAAGACTCGACCTTTTTGGTTGAACTACGGACCTTGACGTAGTAAAATAACAAGGTAGGCATCGTTTAAGTAAGGCATCTTTCTTAAATTTATTTTTAATTAACAATATAGGCATCAAAAATGGCATCTTTGGCAGAAATCAGATCAAGATTGTCCGCGTCAGAAAATCGCGGACAAAATTCAAACAACCAAATGGATAACACTCTTTATCCATTCTGGAACATTGACGAGGGCAAAAGCGCAACTATTCGCTTTTTGCCAGACGGCAATCCAAACAACACATTCTTTTGGGTAGAGCGAGCGATGATTCGCCTTGAATTTCCCGGTGTAAAGA